ATAAGTCTAATCTTTTCCTTTGATTATACTTATTTATCATTGATTTTAAATCAATGTGGCATTTTATCAGATGTACTTAGTGTAGTATTCTTCTAACTTCTTTAGCCATTGTTGATGATACTTATCGAACTCATTGCCTTCTACGATAAACTCTTGGTATTCATAGTCTTTGCTACACATAAACACGACACCTTTCTTAATCTTTGTGCCATATAAGATGTTGTGTGCATCTGCATATGCGGCTAACTGAATAAAATAATCATCAATCCATTCACGTTTCTTGGGTCTATTCGTTTGCTTGTGATCCATGATTGCTTCATCACCTTTATGCAAACCAACTAAGTCAGTTGTACCTGCATAGATTTCAGGATAGTATAATGTAACTTCAGTTCCCCAAAATTCTTCACAGTTTACTAGACCTTTGTCAACAATTTCTTGTGCCATAATATGACTTTGTTTGCTGTATGGATTAGATCCGTATTGCCCCATGTCTCCAGTGTCACTTAACACATAGTTTTCTAACCATTTATGCATACGTGTTCCGCGACCTGCGGCTTCAGTAGTGATCTCTTGTGCTTTTTTATGTCCAACTCTGTTACGCCATTCTTGTAATGATTTTTTCTTTTCTTCAGATTGTGTAGCAGATAAGATAGTCGTTACACTAGGAAGTTTACCTCCGTCTGGTGTAAGATATTTACGTGAACCATCAAAGTTTTTCTTTTTTAGTTCTTGGTATGGATATTTTTGTGTTATCATTATGGCCTCATATGATCTGTTTCTGGTTTGCCTGCCCAGTTTTTATTTAAATAATCTAATCCTAATTCATGGAAGTAATATACGTTTCTACAAAATTCAAGTGGATAAAAATTTATAGTATTAGTATGGTTATATTGTACATCTTTTTCCGTTTCTGGAGTATGTATTAGTATATCATGTAACTTAGCATGGTTGCAGTCAATCACTTCGATTTCATCATAACGTTTTTCTATTTCTTTCCAAACATAATCTGCAAGATGTTTATGTCCTTCTACTGTTTCATGTAAACAAGGCGTCTTGTCAAAATCTTGTGTAACTTCATTAAAATTTCTTAATTTGCCAGAGTGTAATTCTAATTCATTTATCAAAATTGTCTCGTAACGTTCTATAAAATCTTGTACTACCGCTGAAGTATTTGGCATATAATCACTCATAAGATGAGGTATATTGTTTGTATCTAACAAACTATTAATACTTGTCCAACGATGTAATTTATCTTGTTCCATTAAACAATAATAGTGATCATCAGAGTTTAAAATTATTTCTTTTTCTAACTGAGAGTGAGTTCCGTAACCATCAACAATATGAAAATGATGGGGAGGCGCGCCGGCATAGGCATCTGCCAAGTAACATTCTCTACGTGATGATTGAGTATATGCATGTATATAGAAAGGATTGTTGTCATGCAAAAGGTCTTTGTAAAAGTATTGCATCGTTCTACGAAAGACTGCTTGATTTCCCTGTCCGGGTAGAGCAAGATTAACTAGCGGAACTCCTAAACGTTTTGCAATGATAGAAGCCCAACAATCATTGATTGGATCTGCTATTCCGTGTCCATATGTATAACTACAGCCGTTAACGACTAAGTGTGATATTTTTAAATTCAAATCGTAAAACTCTCTCCACAACCACAACGTGCCTTTTCTAACGGATTAATAAATTCAAAACCTTCATTTAATCCTTGTTTTTGATAGTCTACTGTGATTCCTTCAAGTATAGTGTTAGCCTTAGGATCAATTAATATTGAAAACCCATCATATTCATTGATAATATCTTCTTCGTTAATATTATCTGCATATTCAAGTTTGTAAGCATATCCACTACACCCTGTAGTTTCTATGCCTATACGAATACCAACGCCTTTGCCGCGTTTTTCTAAATGGGCTTTAATTTTATCTTTTGCAATGTCTGTAACTTCCATACTTGTATTTAACACCTCAATATGTTATTATAAAGTAATTTATATTACGTGTAAAGTGGATTGGGTTTATATTTTAAAGGCGCCGCGATCTTTTTTCATAGCAGACTTTGCCATTTTATCAACGGTTTTTTCACTATCAGATTCTTTGTCTTTTCCAGGTTCAATGTTAACAGGTTCGTGTCCTTTGAATACTACTTTATCTCCCTGAATATTTGAAATGACACTTTTTAAAAGAGGCTTTTCCATCATTTTGTACAAGTCTTGTACGTCAAGTATAATGTCATTGTCTTGGAATGTGTCTAGCAGTTGATCAACTGTAAAGTTATCAGGATCAATGGACCCATCTTCTACATGTTGTTTTAGTTGATTGGAAACAGCCACGATACTGGCTGCCATTGCGTTGCTATCCTGAGCATCAACAAACTCGTAAAGCCTCATGTGCTTTACCTTTTTGCTCTACCGACTGGTCCTGTTGATACGTCTACGTTTACGTCTTCGACATCGCCGACGACTTCTGGAGCATTAACGTCTACTACGTCAGTTCCTTCATCACCTGTTACGTTCATTACAGGATCAGAAACATCCATACTGTCAACACCAACTTCTCCGTCACCTAAACCTGAGTCTACGTCACCGTCAAATGCATCTACAACATTTCCACCTGTAATACCTGCTAATGCTTGATCAAGTTGACCTTTAACAGATACTAAACACTGATTTAATTCTGCAAGACCTTGTCCTGCTGTTTGATCAAATGCTTGTGCTTCGTTAACACCGATTTCTGTTTGCACAGAATCTACTAATGCAGGCATTTCTTTGACTAACATATCTGAAACTTCTTCTAACATTTTCTGTACAGAATCAACCATGTCTTGTGCGGCTAAGATTACTTGTGATCTATTAACTTCTTCATTTTCTGTAATGATTTTAGTTCTAGGTGCTTCAGGAGCAATTTTGTAATGCTCTCTGAGAGCCTGCTCTACAAACACTAACTTCATATATGCTGGATATTCAGCACCAAAGTTCTGAGATTCTTTTGCTTCAGCAATTAAACCCTTTACTTTATTATGCATAGTTTGAGTCTGGATTTTGTTCAAGCCCTTGACGTTAAAATCAACTTCAAAGTTTTCTTTCAAAGCCTTGACTGCAACTTCTTGTGTGTTTAAATCATTAAGTTTCATATTAAATTCCTAGTAATCTGTCGTAGATATATTGTATTTATCTTGTTCCGTAGAATTTCTGGGTTTTTTAAACCGATTTTTTTTGTGTTCCTCAAAAATTCTACGTTGTTGTTCTTTAGATGTATTTATTAGTCTTTCTAAGTTATACACAATTTGTTTCTTGCGACCTAAATCATCCTGTAATTTAGTTAACTGTATTAATCTATGATCTAAATCCTTTGTTGTACTTTTGTAACCTCTAGTATGAACTGCAATGTCTAAATTGATGGATGCCATTTTGCCATCTAGGCTATAAACTTCTTTTGCCCTTTCAGTATTACGATTGTGAGAAAATACGCAGTATGCCATTGCATTTCTTGCATTTATAAATTCATATGATTCTTCCCAATCATTGCATGATACTTTGTACAAGTGACTGCCTTGATCTTTTCGTATTCTGTATTTGCCAAAGGCTTTGATACCAGACCTGTCGTTACTAATATAAAGATTTTTTAATTCTCTAATTAGTTCTCCTTTAAACATCTGTTTAATTTTGTTGCGAGTTTCTTCTGCATTTATCTTCTTTTTCATACGTTCTCCATAAAGTATATATTATTCAATTCAGGTGTAGTATCTAAAAAGTCAGGTAAGTCTACACTTTCTGTACCGCATTTAATCATAGGTATTTCATGGCAGTCTTTTACAAGAAAGCCTAAAGGTCCTATGTCATCATCAAACACCGAATTGTTTTGTACTTTAAAATCAAATTTCCAATAATGAAAATCTTGTATGCTTTTGTCTATTAAAAATCCAAATGAAGAATTTTCTGTGTTGTCCTCTATACGATGAGGATAATGTAATATTTCTGGGTTGCCTCGCAAACTTATGCATTGCAATATAGTATCAAAGTTTGCTTGTGAATTTCTTTGAACTTGCCATAACGTATGGTTGTCCCCAACAGGCTTTGATCTGTTGAGAACATTAGTATGAGTAATGTCAAACAATGTGAAGCAAGTTATGGTTTTCATAGTTGTATTTAGTAGCCAAAAAAAAGCCTCTAATAAAAGAGGCTTTTTAATTCTTTAACTAAAAACTTAGTTAGTGAATGTTGCTGATGCTACAACTGTTGATGTTCCACCAGTTGCTGTATCGATAGCAGATGCTAAAGTAGTTGCGTCCCAAGCGCCAGTAGGATATACTGCGATTGAAAGATCATCAGTTGCATCGTTAGTGAACTCGTAAATGTAAACAATTGCTTTCTGCTGAATTGTTAACATTGCGATGTTTGCTAAAGTTGTGTTTGCCGCGATGTCTGCTAACTCAATGTTGAAGAAGTCTAACTTCGGCCCTTGAGGCTGAACTGTTGAACCGCTTGAAACTGCGTTAACACCCGGGTTTGAATATCCAGTTGCGTCTAAACGTAATACTGGATAAAAGTCACCATTTGCTCTTGTAAATTGTGCCATTTTTCTTTTCCTTAATTTAAAGACTCGTTCCGAGCCTGTATAGTTTGTTGTCCCTCACCGTGAGGTTCATACTATTATTTATTCCGATTATGAAAAAATGCGGTGATATTATTACTTTGCGGCGAGATTTTGAGCAGAAAAGCCCATTCTATTGACAAACTTGAGTCCATTAGCAACGAAACCTTCGTGTGTTTCACTGCCATCATCTAAGTATCCTTTAACAGGACTAGCCTCTGCGGCTTTGTCTAATTGATCTACGATGTTCTGTTTTAGATTATACAATGCAATCCAAATCTTAAATGCACCCATAACACCGTCCTTGTGAGCATTGAAGTGATTAGTAATTTTAGTACGCATTGAGTCAGTCATTGGACGTTGCTCAACAAACTGAATAAAATCATTATACAAATTTGACAGGTCTTTGGCAACAATCTTTTTATTAATGAATACAGTAAACAAAGAATTAAATGCAGTACGTGCCTGTGGCGCTGAATTCATTAAGATACGAACAGCATCACCGTGTTGAGCAATTTCTGCTTCTGCTTGTGATTTCAATTTCGTGGGCATTTTAATCTTTGGTGTAATGGGCATCTTGCTAGGTACAATTGCTACATCACTATTGTTATGTAAGTTACCTATCGTACCGTCTAGTGATGATGACTCATCTGTAGTTTGTGCGTTAACTGGAATAAATGTATGCACACCTACTCCTGCTGTTTTTCCTTTTAGCATGTGACCAACTTCACTATCTGCTTTTACTTTGTATGCAATACCATTTGGATTCATTTTAAATGAGTAGTATCCGTCTTGGTCTTCTAATGGTTTTGCAAACAATAAGTCTCCCCAATAATAACCTAATGATCCTCTATCTGCTTTTTCTAATCCAGGCCATATATCATCAATCAACTGATACAAGTCTCCTCGATCAACACCTCTATTCTTATCATACTGTCTAAACTCTTGGGGAGAAAACACTTGTCTTCCTGTACCGTCTTTCTTATTGAACATATGTTTGTCCATAATAGAGAATCTACCTTCTTTATTACGTCCAAAGATAAGAGCGGGATAGCCGTCCCACTTAATTGTGATTGTACCCGGTTGTGCGATTGTTTGTTCTATTGCACTAATTGCTTGTCTAGCACCCTCAACATCGCCTAAGAACACTAAATCTTCTGGGTGATCTAAGTGTCCCTTTGCTTCGACTAAGTTGATTTTTTCTAATGTACGTAAAGTATTAGATAATGATTCACTGAGGTTCATTGTTACCTCGTTTTCAGTGATGGTATTTTTTCTGCTCTAATTGCTGATTGAGTTTTAGATTCTTTAACAGATTTCTTTTGTGGTGCAAGTTCTGTTTTATAGAAGGTTTTAGGATCCATCGCATACATTTTTGAATACTTTTGCTGTTCTTCTGCTGACAACGCATTACCACTAGAATCAGTCCACTGTTCTCCGTTATAAAAATATTCTGTTCCGCCTGCATCTTTAATTGCTATGCCTGCAGGTATCTGTACGGGCTTCATTGGTGTTTCTTTTGATTTTAATTCAGGTTCTTTTGCACCTTGGGCTTGTACTGATTTTTGTATTACTTCTGCACCTTGTGCATTCTTTGCTCCTACGGGTGTAACACCTACTGTAGAAGTTGCCGCCCAAGCACCGTCGGCTAACTGAGTTAAAATATCTCTATCAATGTTTGGCTTAGATGGATTCTTTGAATTGTTATACACATGTTCTAAGTTATCAATGATTTGATATAATACATCTTTACTTTTGGTATAATCAACATTTTGCATCCACTGACCAAACCAGTCTTTCATAAAAACACTAAGTAGTCTACCACCTGCGGCTTCTACATCTGTTTCATGTGCTTGTTCGTCTATGATACTTTCTAAGATCATATTCATTTCGACAAATTTAACCCACTCATTAAGATTACCGTTCCAACCAGGGTATGCTCTCCTAATTTCTTGTGTAGTCAAACCTTTATCAATTAAATCTTTGATACTGTGTTGTTGCCATTTCATTTTACGTTTAGTAGGTACTTTAGGCTTGTTAAAGCCGTCTGTTTCTTTACCGAAATCTGATGTATCAGGTTTGTACTCACCGTACTTTTCATGTCCTTTCATTTTAGGATTAAACATTCTTCTCATTTTTTCTTGGAAGCCAGGCATTAAACGTTGTTTGTTGTCCGGATCCATATTTCCTTGAGAGTCTGGATTATTTGGATCATCACCAGTGACTGATCCTGGACCTAAAGGCGGATTAATTAATCCTGCTCTAAGACCTGAATCGATTGTACTCAATGCATCACTAACAAAGTCTCTTACAAATAATTTGTATGCTAATTTATCTTGTTTTGTTAGTCCACCTTTAAGTCCTAAACTAGGTGCTTTTACTGTAGGGCCTCCTGTACCGCCCATGCCGCCCTGACCGCGGTATCGTTTGTCTCCAAACATCCAGTCGCCTAATTTATTTTCTTTGATAATGACTTCATCAAACTTCATTGATACTTACCCTTGATACTTTTTAATCGTCTTTGAAAAACGAGTTTTGTCTCTACCTCGGATAGCACTTAGCAGTTTCTTTTCTAACTGTTCAGCCTGAACATCATCGTAATTACGTTGAATGAATTCAATTAAATTGACCGCACTAGTAATAATATTGTTGCCACGAGACTCTACAATATGTGGGATATCTCGGTTGCTACCAAAATTTTCTAGTTCTTCTAAAAGGCTTTTAGTTTTTTTCTGCATAAGTATAATTCCTTACTACTATTTAGTCAATCGTGACCATTTTGGATATTATTTGTCTTTCAAAGTATTCAATAATGATTTTAATTTTGTACTTTGTACATCACCATTTACTCGTTTTTGCTCGGGCTCTACTTGATTTTCTACTATTTCATTAGTCTGCCCTACTTGTGATGTTGTTTTAAACTTATCCATGATAGATTGTGCAGATGGTTGTGATGTGTTATGCGTTGGTGCATTAGTTCCTGGGTCTGTAATACGCAATGTTTCTATATCGAATGCTAATTCTACTTTTTGTCCTACCCCTGAACTTGATCTTGTCTTCATTAACTGAATTTGATACTGACCACGTTCTCTCATGCTACGTGATGTAAAGATACCAAACACATTGTCTGCTGTATTGATTTTTGATATACCACCTGAGATATGACTGTGATCAAATTCAATTTCATCAACTGAACTTCTGTTTAACTGTGATGCAGTTACGAATACTAAATCAAACTCTTTCGCCAAGTTACGTAATTCTTCTGATACATATTTGTCTTTAACAAACAAGTCACTAGGACTTACTTTAGCACTTACTGGCATTAACAAATCCAAATAGTCAACGCACATAAAGTCTAGTTTCATACCTGTTTGTATTTGTAATTCTTTGACATATGCTCTCAAATCATTTACTGTAGATTGAGCAGGCATATATTTAATTCTAAAGTTACCTGCGGCTTTTTGTTTCATCTTAACTTTCATTTCAACATTGTCTAAGTCTTTAAATACTTCCTTAGACTTTGTATCAGTCAACATAGAATCGATACGCATTGCTGATAGTTCTTCACTCAATTCTAGTGTGATGTACACGCCTGATAAGCCTTGCTCTACCCAATTGACTGATAGATTTTGCATGAACAATGATTTACCTGAACCCGAACCCCCAGCAAAGATTTGCAGTTCACCTTTATTAAAACCACCATAGAGTTTTTGATCTAAGCAGGGCCAACCACATGATACTTGACCGTTGCTAGATTTAAGATGCATAAGACGAGCCCTAGGATCTTCAAAGTAATCGATACCTAAGTCTCTTTGTAATGATATTTGTACTGCATCTTTAATTAACTTTTCAACAGGATCATAATCACCTTTCTCTAACAAGTCTGCTGATGACATGATTGCTCTTTCTAATTCTTGTCTGCGAGTAAACGATTCAAACTCAGTCATAAACCATTCGTAATGACCATCGTCTAATTCATCAACTGTGTCGATTGTTTCTCCTGTTGTTGCTTTGATTTGCGTAGAGTCAGGCAATACCTTATATTGCTCTGAATGTTCTCTCATAAACTCTGCGACAGGTCTTAATCTTCTATCAAAGTTTTCTGCGTTAAAGATATTATTGACCCTAACAAACAACTCTGCATTTGTTATCATCATTCGCAAGAATAATTCTTGTACTTCTACGTTAAATTCTTTTAGCAATTTTATTCCTCATAACTTCTACTTTAATTTTGCTGTTTGTTGCGGAGTCTAATATACTTAGTAGAGTATTCAGACGACCATATTTAATTACAGCATCATTTGCATCTTTAATATCTTCTGACCAGTTAGGTAAAGACACATCAAAACCTAGTTCTAATGCTCTTTCACATATACTTAAACCTGTTTTATCCTGATCAGGAACAACAATAACACGTTTACCCAATTTGTTAATGACAGCAACTTGATTGTCATTAATTGTGTCATGTGTCAGTGCTAAACCGTTCATTGAGATAGCATCAAAAATACCTTCAAAAACTAATACGACTTCCCAACTATCTTTTTGTAAATCAGTACCAAATACATATCCTTGTTGTTGATCATTTATGAACTTAGGATTTCTATCGTCCATAAATCTTATTGTACTACCTACAACTTTGTTTTCATATGTGTAAGGGATAATTATACCCTGCGATTGTCTTCCCTCTGCATTGGGATTAACCATAAAAGGATAGTCGTTGTGTTGTAATCCTCTTTTGTTCAAGTAGTCAATGTACACTTGATGATCTTTATTAGCAGTATAAATCAACTCACCTTCTGGCATTGGCTTTTCTTTAAACGTAGGTAACTTCTGTTGTTTCTTTTTGTGTAGGATAGAATCTATCAAATCTTTGTGTTGAATAGAATGCAACGACCATTTATTAATATCTTGGTCTGGCATATTACACCATGATAAAAAGTTACGTGTGCGTTTACTAATTGCTCTGCCTAGTTTGAAACCGCACTTAAAGCCACAATTAAAACAATGATAGTTCCAATCATCACCGTCTGCTTTAATTCCCCCTCGCATTCTTTTGTCAGGGTTATGTCCATTGTGATGGCAACAAGGCGCATTGAATGAAGTCCATCCACTCTGCGTCTGCTTCTTTTTGCCTGGGACAATCGTAAGTATATCAAACATATCTGATATTATAGACGAAAATAAGAGTTAAAACAAGTAAACAGGGTAACTTATCTAGCCAAAATAGTAACTATGTTACCCACATTAGATTCAAATTTAACCTTTACGAATGGATGATAGCCGTCGATTGTATAACCTATAGTCCTAGATTCACTCTCGCCTGTTTCTGCATTACCATATGTGTGTGTTTCAATATCATAAAAGTTTGCATCAACTAAAGTTGATCCTTGAATAGTGACATTGCCTACATAATTTGCATAGTCGATTGAAGTAGTTAATACAGGATTATCTTGCGTGTTGATAATACTTGAATAAAATGTTACTGCTTCTGAATTTGCATTAGCATTTGCATTAGGAAATGGTTGATCGTTTGGTATTGTTACGTTCTGTGATGGTACAAACGAAGGTAGTATTGAGTCAACAATATTTAAATCACCTCTAGCACCTGCTTTAGAATCTACAAAGACAGGTAAATTAAGATTACCACTTGGCCATTCTAATGAATAAAAACATTTTTGCGATTCAATATCTTCAATTTCAGCCGCTGTTGTGTTTAATTGAAATATACCGTTGACATCAAGTACAGGTGTCAATGCCTTTCTGAAAAGGATTTCGGTACCATCTGAGTTGATGGCTCTAAATGATATTTGTTGACTTTCAGTTGCAATATATGACAAGTCAACAGGCTTTTGTTCCTGATTTAGAAACTGAAACTGTAATTGATTATCGACACCTTTATTTAAGGTTAATGGTTTTGAATAAACTGGCATATATTTCCTCGGGCTTGTGCCTGACAAAACCACAACGATTTGTCTGACTGTATAAGTATATACTGATGTAGTGTAAGACACAAATTTTAATCTCCTATAGAATATATTTATCTTTAGGTGCGTTTACCAAGAAATTTGACCATTTTTTTCATCGTACTAAATACTTTACAGACATGACAGATTCAAAGAAACCCATCGACTTTTTTGTCAAATTGACAGAGACTCACCCGTTTATTTCGGTGTTACAATATGCCGGACAAGACTTTGTGGGCATTGTTCAAAACCGTGATGATCTTGTTACAACTATCTATGACTATGGTGCAATAGTTGATCCTGAAAAAAGACTAAAGTTTTTAGAATTAGGAGATGTTTGGTGGTGGGAATCAAATCGTCAAATACCAATTCATTTATTTCTTAAGCAAGAGTGGGCAATGTTTAAACCTTTCTTAAGAACATTCAATAATAAGTCATTAACATTGTTGCATGGACCGATTGTGTCAATGACTGACTTCCAAAAGAAAAGAGTTAAAAGAAAATCGATTACTTTAGTAAAACGACCTTACTAAGAAACAGAAGGGAATTTAAGTCTTCTAGCCAGTTTAGCACTTTGGCGTTTCTTTTTTGCTCTGCGTTTTCTAGCCAATTCTAAACTAAGTTTACTTTGTACACGTTCTTCAAACGTGATACCTAATAGGTGATCATATTCATGTAAAAATACACGTGCTTGAATACCAGTAAGATGTTTTTCTTTAACGACTTCACCATCGATTTGTTGATAGGTGACTACGCATTCAGGTTGTCTTGGAACATGCAACCATAGATCAGGATAACTTAAGCACCCTTCTAAAAATAATTCTTTTTCTCCTCTAAGTTCATCTACTTGAGGATTAATAAAAGCCATTAACTTTTCATCTGTGCCCATGATTAATATATTTTTCATTACGCCACATTGTGGTGCGGCTAAACCAATGCCAGGATGATTAGGATTAAACATCACTTTAGTCATTGCTTTAATTAGTTCAGTTGGATCACCGTCGAGTTTAAAGTCCCAAGGCTCACAAGGTTCCTTTAATTTAGGATCGTTTTCTGGTATTAAGTTTAGTGTCAATTCTTCCATTAGATGTGCCTCTGATACTCAAACAATAACATTTCACCTTTAAGTTTTGTTCCTATTATTTCTTTTCGACCTGATACTATGTATTCTCTTTCTACTGTGCCGTCATTATATTCTATATCTAATACACGTAAATCATCACCTGTTCTATCTGGGTTTGTTTCGTAATGCATAGTAGTAAATGAATGTGCATGTATTGCTTTTACGCCTCTTGACCACTCTTCGGCCGCTAACATTTGTCTCTGTCTTTCTACTCTATCGTCATATTGACTCATCTTGCTCCTCTAATAAATTCATATGCACTACAACTAATTGTGCATATGCCACTGCATGTGACTTTTTAAACGTGTATCCTGTATTGTTGTCAATCCACACAGTTTTACTTATCTCTTTCCATGTCTTCCCAATAAGATTTCTTTTTGCTGGACGAATAATAGCCAAGAACATTGCTAATCTTGGAATACTATTAATAGGCTCTGGCATTTGTTGCATAACATCATATTGTTTGTTTAGATGCAACAACACAGATACAAAATTTCTTTCTTTTAATCGTTCCCAATTAGGCTCAGTCATAAGACTAATTAAATGTAATTCATCTTTTACTGCTTTATAGATGTTAACATTTAACAGGTCTAACTTAAAGTATCCTCTTTGATCTGCTTCTTTATAATCTAAAGAACACATATCATTTACAGGGTCATAGGGTACATCTGTTATGTATACACCAGTAGGATGTTTCTTTATTGGCTCTACATCACGCATTGCCGCAGGTACATGTTTAATCAACTTGAGTAGTTTTTCTCTATCTCCAAAGTCAATATCAATATCTGACTGTATACTCATTTAAGTCCTGCTTGTTTAAGTTTCTGATATGCACGTTGCACAACGATTGCTTGGTGTTCTGCGTCTTCTACAGCCTTGTGAGACGTTACTGCTTGACCATCTTTAAGAGATACGTTGCAAAGATCATATATTGTTCTTGTGTCTCTAATAGTGTAGAAAGGCCAGGGTATCGGCATTTCTAATTGCCTAAAGGCATTCTCTGCAACAACAATATCAAAACCAGCGCCATTAGACCAAACTGCTCTGCGATTCCAGCAGAACTTGTATAACTGATCCATTGCATCTTTAAACGGAATCCTATCTCTGTCACCCATTGCTTCATCAATTGCATCCTCACTTTGTTCTCCCCACCACCTTAATGTATCAGGGTTTATATGTCTATTTAATTCTTCTGTTTGCGAATCTATCTCAGGACGTAGTTCTAGTTTTTCTACGACTCCAGTACCCATAGGATCAAAACGAACAGCACCGATTGTTAAAATAACACAATCAGGATCTGTACTTAGAGTTTCCATATCTATCATTACGTCATTTGCCATTAGAACTCCATACGTTATCTTCGTCTTTTATTTCTTTTATTATATCATTTCTGAGGTAATTAATCAACAAAATGGAACGTTTTTTGGGTAAATGTAATGGCATAGTAGAATGCATTAAACGAGTATTGTAAAACAAGATACTACCTTTTGGCATATCATATTGTTCTGCATTCTCTAAAAAGTATTCATCATGCACGCCTTCATAGCAATCTTGTATATCCCAATCTTGTTGATGACTATAAGGAATAAGTCCAGTTGCTCCTGTGTCTTTGTCTAAGTCATCAAGTGGAATAATAACTTGTATACCACAGACATCATTGTTTTCTCTTTTATTATATTTTTTAAATCTGTGCGGTGTATCAATATGAGGTCCTACCCATCTGCTTGGACCATTGATTGTTACGATATCACTTGCATAAAATGTTGCATCAGTTAAATGCTTTTTGATTTCAGGATAGATGAGTTCATGTATCTCTTGTACTTCGTCCCAATCATCCGTGAGTTGACTCCACCATACAGCAATGCCAAATAGTTTCTTACATGCCTCTGCTTCTGCATACTGCTTCTTATGTGTGGATGCACGTACAGGGTAGAGTTCGTCCTTTCTGTCGTTTATACGTTGAATAAGGTCGTCTGATACGATATCATTTATGATATCAAAACCCCTGCCTTCATGTGATAATTGATCATTAATGATATCTTTTTTACCGAAGATACGATCATAGTTAGCGGCATAGGCTTTTTGATTTTCACCCTTTCTAGGTGCGGATCCTTTTCCGCCGTGCCACTGACTCATTGCCACCTCGTTTCTAGCCACACACGTTCTTCGTCACCTGCTAGATATATTCTACGTTGCTTATGATCTTCTTCATTAGACCAACACCAGTTTTCATTTAGTGTATCGTATGTACTGTCGTTGTATTGTGCTAGGCTCATAAAGTTTGATAATTCATGTACTCTGTCGTAATCTTTCATATCACAACTAGGTCCCCATGTATCCCAACACCAATCTCGTACTTTATTAAAATTTATAATAGAAGACAAATCAGTATGTGCTAAAGGTCTAGGATGAAAACGTTCATATCTGGGAGGAGTTTTAGTGACACAACACCACTTGAATATGTCATGTCCTTTCCATCGACCATCTAGTTCATAAAATTGTAAATGTACTTCTACTGTATTCAATACCCTGCTTGCCTCAATAACTCTTTTACTTCAACTACAACTTCTGCATCACGGTTAAATTTAATCGCCCACTTCTCAGGGTCAATATATTCTAATACCATTTTTTGTTGTACTTCATCTAACTTACTTAGAAACTCTGCACCAGACTCACTCTGATACAACGACCAAGGCGATACTCTTCCTGTTGTGACTTCATAACAGATTCTATTTGGAGCACCATATCTAAATGCATCTTTACTTTCTATCTGATCATCTTTACAAATTTCGATAAGAGTCTCCATGCTACGAGCAATTGCATCTAATGGATCTTCTTGTCTAAGATATTCAACAATAAACTTAGTGTAGTTTTTATCACTAGTCCAACTGTCAATTCTAATTTGATTTCTAAGCAACCAATCAGCATAACGATTCACATTGATACATCTTGTGTTAACACAATAATGACCGAACTTAACAAAGGCTAGATAATAAGAACTTTTAGTAAAGTCCACATAAGTTTTTTGTTTTTTGCTAGAAGTGTTTTGTGCATAGAAGTTTAACCATGCATTAAAACCTATACGATTACCTTTAAGGTTCCTATCACCATATCTGCGTTTCTGTTCACAAAGATGTTTTTCAATAGTACTTTCTTTTGCAAAACTTCTTCCGCAAAAATCGCAACCAAACTTTTTAGTTGCCGAGTTCTTTTTCGTATTCTTCGATTTCATTATCTGTAACGAGTTCACTAAGTAATTCTACCTCATCAAATTTTAATTCTGGAAACTTTTCTGCTAGATACATTTTGCGTTTGTGTTGTTCACAAAACAATTTTGCTATCTCAGTGAGTTCTCCTGCTGTTAGTTTAGGATATACTTTTTTATAGTAATCTTTTATATCTTTAGGCTTTGCAGTATCTTTTAACTTGCTTACGCCTGCTTTAATGTGAGGGATCCATTGATGAAATTGTTTACCAATGCCTGGACTCGCCGCACATAACATCAACCATTGTAATTTAGGATGATGCATTACGTTTTCATTAAACAAATGTGTGTTGGCATGATAGTCAACACTCTGTAAATAGTATTGCGACAACTCACGTTTACCTTTTACTACACTAATCCAATGTAGCATCATAAACGGAACAAACTTCTTTTGTTGTTCAGGAGTTAGTCTATCGTAATAATCATAATCTTTTTTATCGATTGCCGCTATTGCTTCAAACAAGTTGAAGTCTTGTTTTTCAAACTTTTCATCTGTTGGAGTTTTTGCTCTAGCCAAAGTAACCTCTTGCAAACCACCCTATTGCTATCGATAAGGGTGCTATAATAAACAAATCAACTATCCAGTGCAATGCAATAGACAGTGTAACTATTTCTTTCCAATGTAGTTTGCAGACATTCTTCCAATGATCAAAAGACTTGAGCATAATCTACAACTTCACAATTTCTACTAATTTCTTTAACAAAGTAGATACATCTTGGCTTGGGACCATCATCTAAAGGCACACATAAGAACTGACCGTTACGTAGTCTTGGTGCGTACCATGTTACATCTGAATAAATGTCTACAATCTCTATTGGGAGAAAGCCTGGAGAGAATGACGATAACGGATTAAATGAAAAGACTGAAAAGCCTCTGTCATTCAAAGATGAGAGGGGAAGTGTTTCTAAGTCTCCACCTTCTTCATCACCGATCAACACTTGCCAATCAACTGGCATCTTAATCTGCTTGTCACCAACTTGCAATACAACTGCTGGAGCATTGAATGACTCTAAAAAGATAAGTGGAATGTAATAGTAATCCACGAATGTAGGATTAGAATTATCTAAAATTGCAAATCGAAGGTCATCGATTTCTTCTGGTAACGTTTCTAAATTATAGTATTGGTCTTCTAATGTTAGTATTCTCATTTTGTTATTATACTGCTCCTTGCAGAATTATTCAAGTTAATCGGTAAAATCATTTGTAGTTTAATTTTTCTACAACAAACGGATAGTTTGCTTCTCTGTAGAAATGTTTACGTTGGGTTAAATGTCTTTTTGCAAAACGACAGGAACTTGTTAAGTCCCAAATTTGAACAAAGTCTTTATCTTCTGCTTTACGAATGCCACGACCGATTGACTGTATGACACGAACAAAAGACTTACCTGGCTCAATGAGTACAAGATTAAAAATCCTAGGAATATTGATACCAGTAGAAGCCACGCCATAAGTAGCAACAATGATTTTATTATCACTAATGGCAACGTCATCATATTCTTCTTTTCTGTCATTTACTTTCATGCCTCCTGATACAAAAACTGCATCATCTAAACGTTCAACAAGGGCATGTCCTGCCGCGATACGATCAACAAGAATCAAAGTATTACCCGACTCTTGTATTGTATCGATCAGACTTGCCATCTTATCTAATCGTTTTTCATCACTGAGCAAATGCTTTAGTTCACTTTGATAGTTACTGAACTCCTGTTCGTCTTGTAACTGTACTATGTTCACGTGACACTTAGCAAGTACTCCTTTATCTTGCAATTCTTTTGCAGATAGTTTATTAATAACAGGACCTAAACTTACTTGCAAAGCAATTGATTCATACTTTGCTTTGGGTACTGTTCCTGTTAGTCCCCATCTGATGGGAACATGTGCCATTACACCTGTTAACAGTTGCTTCAATGCATCTGCTTTTGCCATATGTACTTCATCTACAATGACACAAACAACACCTTCAATGAACTCTCCTATAGTACAATCTACTTCACCTCTTTTCGTATTCTTTAACAGAATGTTTAGAGATTGCCAAGTACAAATAGTATGTTGTTTAAAATATTCTTTACGATCACCAAAGTATACACCTACATCTAAACCCATGTTGATATAATCTTCTTCGGTTTGTGATACTAAACTTTTGTTAGGTACGATCACAATACTTCGACCATATGATTCTACACTCTTACTTAGTGCCGCAGTCATAATAGTCTTTCCTGCGCCTGTAGCCACTTCTTGTATCGATTGAGGATTCTTTAAGAACTCGTTAACAACTTGAACTTGATAGTCTCTAAGTTCAATAGGTTGCCCCTCACAGACATGTCCTTTAGGCCACAGAACATCTTTAAATGAATCTTTCTTAACTTCTTCAAATTGAAATTGCGTTTGATACTCACGCATGTCTTCCAATTCAATTGAATAGTTTAGTTCTTCTAATACTGGAATGATTTCTTCCAATAAATTAATATAAGTAGAACCGGCAAGACTACAATAACTAACCTTGCCGTTCCACCTCCCCAACTTAACACTGGGCATGTATCTTGCGCCTGGAACCTCAAACTCAAACTTTTGCATTAGTGCCCTTCTAGCATCTAATTCAAGTCCGGCAATCTTTAGATTGACTTCATCTTTAATTTGTAGTGTTGCGATTCCTGGCATCGATTAAGGCCTATATTGTAGTGTTATGAAGTATTCTAATCCACCTGCTCTGTAGTTAGGTACTAATTCAAATTCATCATCTAGTATATCTCTTATAGTAAATGATAGCAAGTATTTAGGAATAACTTGCCTTTCGATTTTGTAGTCAATTGAACTTACATCATCTAGCATTTCTGTACCATCGTATGGACCAGGCGTTCTGTTAAACAATCCAGTATATCTAAATGAAATATCATAACCACCTAAGTAAGTTGTAGATGATATGATTGCTTTGTATTCGGGAATACGTGGTTGATCAGAGTTTGTGTATCCTAACTCAATACCTACTAGAGTAGTATTAAGTCTTTCAACAACAAAACTGTTTACATATCTAACACCTTCAGTGTCGTATGATCCAGTGTTAACAAACTGTGAGTCTGCAAAACTATAATCAATACCTTCACTAAATTTGTATTTGAATACTGTAAAGTTCTTGTATCCAATCTCTCCACCTACTGCTTCTTCAGGGTCTAAACTTTTATTAGGTAAAGTCCAAGCATCACCGTTCAGTTCATAAAGAGTTGGGTTACGATATGATGTACCGAAACTACCAAACCAATTATTAGATTCTGCACCTATACGATATACAAATGCATCTTCACTTAATCTAAAACCTAGATCAAACAGATCGAATGATGTTAAAGAGTAAACTGATAATTGAGTTTGGCTAAAGTCTTCATACTTTTCATTTTCAGCAGTTGCACCCAGTAATGTGTTTCCAACTTGATGTCTAGTATCTGCATAAAATCTTTCCGCATCACTCTTATATGTTTCTACACTTTCTGTTTTATAGTTAGCATTGTTAAATGAGTAACCGAATGTGTAGTTATCATTCCTTATTGATAAGGAACCTTTATCTCCTGATTGTACGCAATCATTTGACTGTGAGAAACTTGCAGTATAGCAGTTATCATAGTCATACTCGTATGATGTACCTGATAGATTTACTTTCCAGTCACCGAATTCTTTCTGTCCTTTGACCGTTAAATTGTTATAACTATCCTTTTCATCGTTGTCTGTTCTAACACTATCATTCTTTGCATCAAAGTAACTTAGATTAAAACCACTACCTGTGTGACTTACAAATGTATTACTACCATATCTGATAATAGATCCATCTTTAAGATCATCAGTAATAAAAATAGCACCACCTAAACTACCAGAACCATATAGGACTGAAGTTGGACCATTGACTATTTTTACATTTTCGTTTCCAGTAGCAAAGTCATGACCAAAATCATACCATCCGCTACCTGCATCATTAGCAGGTACACCGTTTCTGAAAATAGTCGTGTGAATCGTTTGTGTTCCTCTTTCTGTATAACCTAAAAAAGAACCATAACCACCTGAAGTTGTTGCTTCGGGTATAATTGATTCTAATACGTTAACATCAGTCGAAGGATCTGATTCTGTTTCATATATGGTTGCGCCTGTGACTACTACTTCTTCGATCTCCTGTGCTTGTACTTCATTTGCTACTATCATTAGTAACATAAATACTACCACTGCATAAAGTGGAGCAAAGTTGATGTGGAAGTTTTTGTTTTCTTCTTTCATTTTATATTTATGGGTCTCCCATTTGTTATAATTATAATTTTGCCATTTTGATTATCTCCATGACATTGTTCGGGTTCTACAATTGAATTAAATTGCATTAAAACAGGTAAACTTTTTACAGTTGTTTTTGTGTATTCAT